TACTTGGTACTGATGAAACTGATGACCATTTTCTTTGGTTTGCTCATCCTGTGCGACCCCAATTTGCATGTTTATCTTCTTTAGGCAAAACACCTTCTCGCGATCCTGAATCCATTTACCCTACTTGGTTGGGCTGGTACAGTATCCTCTATCAATATTGGCGTGGTTCTTTAATTTATGATTATAAAGTGAACATAGTAAACACTCAAGGGAATTTTCCTGGCGATCCTTCATTCCTTCGCATAACACAAGTACCTGGACAAATTGAAGAGGAGTGGCCTGGCTGGCGATTTGGGCAACCTATCTTCCAGAATACTACTTCAGCAATATTGGACAAACCTTACAGGGCAGCTGGAGCTCTTGCATCAGGGGGTGTGCATTTCGATAAGAATGGACATGCCCGTGTGGAGTTTCCATACTACTCTAAATTCGAACGACTCTTCACACAAACGACGAACCCTTCTACTCGTACTAATCCTTACCTTTTCCAGAAAAATATTTCTTTAACCGATACCATTGGAATGGCTTATATCACAGGTTCATACCAGATAGATGGCGCATTATCTTATTTCCCGCGCGTCACTCTTGAAATTAATCAGGCAATTGGAGATGACTTTGAGTTTCAATACCCTAAAGCAGTGCCTTGTTTTGTGGTAGAATGGTAGTTGTTATCTTATGGGTTCTTGGTTCTGCCCTTTTGCTGTCAACATTTATCACAGCGATTTTGGGTCTCTATTTTATAAGATTAGTTAAGAAAACATATAATTATACATGTAGAAAAATACAAAAACATAAATTTAGTTTAGGTGATGAAGAGATGGCGCCTATTTATAAGCCAACCTCTACAAGTGTCCTTGTTCCTGTACCTTTATCCTGATCCTCAGTACCGCAAGCAAACCGAAAACTCAAACTAACCGTGTGGGGTGCGAGAAACAAGTTTGGTAACAAACTCTCTCACTATGAAGCCGGGGTGTGTGTTAGTAGGTCGACAGCTCGCCACTAGTGCGAATACTATCTATAGTATGGGAAAATGGAAGTCAGCGTGCCGAGGTCTATGTCCTCTCCTGCGTTATTTTCTGTGTGAGAACGTTAGCAAAGACATAGGTGGC